CCTGCTATGCTTGCAGGTTCTTATTTCCACGCATCTATACTAGAGCCTGAGAAGGTAAAGAACTTCATCAAGGTGGAGGCATCGACACGCACGACCAACATCTACAAAGAGGCATTGGTTGCACATAGCACAGACATGCTATTGCTTCAGAAGGAAGCTGACGAGATTGACCGCATGGTCAAGGCGTTGATGGGCAACCTAACGTTTTACGATTTGATCCGTGATGAGGACAATGCGTATGAGGTGCCGGCCATCGGTGAGATTGGTGGCATCCAATGGAAAGGTAAGTCGGATATAGTCGGTGTGGATATCTTAATTGATTTGAAGACCACATCCAACCTTGATGACTTTAAGTTCTCTGCTCGTAAGTATAACTACGACTCACAGGCTTACATCTACAACCAGTTATTTGGTAAGCCTATGGTATTTATCGCAGTAGAGAAAGATAGCCTGCGTACGGGCTTGTTTGAGTGCTCAGATGAGTTCTTAGACCGTGGCAGAGAGAAGGTATACAAAGCTATAGAGGTATACCAAAAGTTCTTCGGTCCGAATGCGACCGATGACATTAATCAGTATTACAAATTAGAAACGCTATGACACCTAAAAAAAAATACACTGTTATATATAAAAATACTGCATATTATATTGATGCAGATTATTGTATGGAACATTATGCAAATAATAGGCTTTCGTTTTTTACGGGTAAAGAAGAATATTTTGATATGTCAATGAACCCATTAGTCGCATCATTCCCATTAAATAAGTCAGCAATTATTAACGTAGTAAACAATTAAACAAACAATAAATTATGGCACAATTATTTTCAGCATCGTTAGATGTATCAAAAATCTCTAAAGACAAATTAGTTAAAGGAGAAAAGGGCAACTACCTTAACATTACTATCTCAATCAATGATGAAGAGGATGCTTACAAAAATTTAGCTAGTATCTACGAGTCTCAAACTAAGGAGGAACGTGAGGCTAAAGCCCCTAGAAACTACTTAGGTAATGCAAAGTTAGTCTGGTCATCTGATGGTGGCACACCGGCTAAGAAAGCTCCGGCTCCTGCACCTACTCCATCGGTGGAAGAAGATAGCTTGCCGTTTTAGAATGGAAGTTTCTAAATTATTTTAGTTACCTTTGTAGAAACAAATGTAAATAATATGAAACAAGTAAAACAGTGTTTTAAGTGTGGGGAGTTCAAAGAGCTAACTGAATTTTATAAGCATAAACAAATGAGTGATGGTCATTTAAACAAATGTATACCATGCACAAAGGAAGATGTACATAAAAATTACAGCAAAAATTCTGAGGATAAATCTTATGTAGAACGTGAACGTGCGAGAGGTAGAAAAAAATACCATCGACTTTACACTGGTACATCTAAAGCTAATAATGAAAGGAATATAAAGTATCACTACTTATATCCTGAGAAAAAGAAAGCTAACGTTGTATCTCAAAGAGTAAAACCACCACAACCTGGATTAGAGAAACACCATTGGTCATACAATGAAGAACATTATAAAGACTTGATATTTATAACTAAGAGAGAGCATATGAAAGCCCATCGCTTTATTATATACGATCAAGAGAGAATGATGTACAGAAGGTATGACAACAATGAGTTACTTGACACCAAAGAAAAACACGAGTCATTTATTTTTTATTGCATAGAAAACAAAGAGGACTAGTGTGTACAAGTGTACGAAATATGTCTGACTTAGGTGAATATATATTTTCTTTTTATAGATGAATTATTTTTTTACTCTTTTCTTATATATTTTGTACACTTTGTACATAAAAGAATATAATATATTAATAATCAATTAGTTAACTAATGTACAACTTAAAAATTTTGTACATAAAAAAACTAAAAAGTGTACAACTTTAAATAAAATAAGATAATGGCAACATTTAAATTGAATGACAGAGTATTCGACATCCGATATGGTTGGGGTGTTGTGATTGGTGAAGAGTTAAACGGAACTAAGCACGTTAAGTTTGAGACAACAGAACACATCATGGTTTATACTAGAGAATTTATCAACACCATTCTTTCCTTAACAGAGTATAGATTAGATGGTCAGACATTACCTGAGGGTGACCCTGCATGGGAGGAGATCCGTGAGGAGTGGTTGAACCTATCTGACAACGTGGAATTATTTACTTGGTTAAGTCAAAACATGCAAGCTCCGGTACGCAAATGAGAACATTCAATCCAGGAGATAGAGTCTTCGATATCCGATATGGATGGGGAGTGGTTAACGTTGGATTTACATCTAGTACCATAACAGTTTATTTTGAAGATGTAGAAGTTACAACCTCGTATGACATTAGATTCGCATCAAGGATATTATCATTCACAGAATATACTTTGGATGGGCATTCTCTTGAGAAGCCCGAACTGACTTGGTGGTCTGTTAACCAAGAATGGGTTAGTGCCGGAATAACAGAACATTTTATGGATTTCCTAGAAAGAAACTTTGAACCACCCGTACGCAAATGCAAGTAACAATTTTTTCTAATATAAAAGAGACGTCTGTCCCATTCTATCGGGATGTACTGGCTATACTATCCAGAGTTAAGGAGGGTAAGTCCAAGGACATCGTTCGAAAGATTAGATTGGAGAAAGACAAGGAGCTACGTAATAAGCTCAAGCAAGACCTACCTGCGATTTGTTTCTCAGGTAGGTTCTCTAAGCGTGAGGACTCTGCCCTATTGGAGCATAGTGGTCTGATATGCTTGGACTTTGATAACTTCCCATCCAATGAGGAGATACTAGCAAAGAAGGATGAGTTGGTTAACGACCCATATACATTTGCTGTATTCATCTCCCCATCAGGTAATGGCTTGAAGGTACTGGTTAAGATACCAAAGGATGTGACTAAGCATAAGTTATTCTTTAATGCTTTAGAGAATCATTATAACTGCGAGCAGTTTGATAAGACATCTAAGAATGTATCTCGTGTATGCTACGAGTCTTATGACCCGACCATCTTTGTGAATGTCAATTCACTAGAGTGGAACAAATTGGATGAGTCAGAGATGGAGCACGTGACCAAGGACATGCGACCTACGATACCTATTGATGACGAGAACGAGATCATTAATCGCTTGGCTAAATGGTGGGATAATAAGTTTGGGTTTGTGCCAGGTGCACGCAACAATAACTTGTTCGTACTAGCTATGGCGTTCAATGAGTATGGCGTATCTAAGTCTGAGGCTATGTATCGCATGATGGCATTTGCATCTGAGGACTTTACAAACAAGGAGATACAAGGTATCATTGACTCTGCTTACAAACACACCGACAAATACGCAACAAAATATTTCGAGGACACATCTCGTGTTGACTTCGCAAAGAATCAACTAAGCCGTGGTGTGCCAAAAAAGGACATCCGTTCTCAATTGAAAGCCTCCGGAGTGGAGGACGGAACGATTGATTCAGTACTAACTAGAATCGAGGAGGAGCAGAGCAAGAATACATTTTGGACTAAGAGTGACAAAGGTGTGGTGACATTAATCCACTATGAACTAAAGACATTCTTGGAAAACAATGGCTACCGTAAGTATGTGCCTGAGGGTAACAAGGGCTTCATATTTGTACGCATCAATCAGAATCTAATTGAGATGTGTACAGAGGATGACATCAAGGACTTTGTGCTAAACCATATCCTAAATAACTTTCAGGATCTTAGCGTGTACAATTTCTTTGCTGATAAGACTAGATTCTTCAGAGAGGACTTCTTGTCTATGCTTGACTCGGTGAACATTTACTTTGTGGAGGACACAAAGGATGAGGCGTACCTATATTTTAAGAATGGTGTGGTCAAGGTGACCAAGGACAAGAAGGTGCTACTAAACTATGAGGACCTAGGTGGCTACGTGTGGTCAGACCAAGTTATCCAACGTGACTTCATATTCTGCCCCGCTGATGAGTGTGACTACAAAACATTCATTCGCAATATTGGTGGCAGTGATGACCAACGTGTGGCATCAATCGAGTCGACCATTGGCTTCATCCTTCACGCATTCAAGAACGGTGGCTACTGCCCTGCTGTCATTATTAATGATGAGGTGATATCTGAGAATCCTGAGGGAGGAACGGGTAAGGGTCTATTCATGAACGGCATCAGTCGGATGAAGAAGGCAGTCACCATTGATGGTAAGTCATTCTCCTTTGATAAGTCATTTGCTTATCAGTTAGTTAGTACAGACACGCAGGTGTTGGTGTTCGATGATGTCAAGAAGAACTTTGACTTTGAGCGTTTATTCTCGGTGGTTACTGAGGGTATCACAGTGGAGCGTAAGAACAAGGATGCAATAAAGATTCCATTCCATAAGTCACCTAAGGTGGTTATTACGACTAACTACGCTATCCAAGGTAAGGGTAACTCCTTTGAGAGACGTAAGTGGGAGATGGAGTTCAAGCAATTCTACTCCAAAGATTTCACGCCTCAGGATGAGTTTGGTCGGTTGTTGTTCAACGATTGGAGCCAAGATGACTGGTGTGCGTTCGATAACTACATGATCAAAGTATTGCAGGGATACCTCAATACAGGATTGGTAAAGTGTAACTTTGTGAATCTTAAAGAACGTAAGTTCAGGGCAGAGACTAACGCTGAGTTTGCTGAGTGGGCTCATGAGTTTGGTACATCATTCATACCGATGAATCAACGATTCAGACCTGATGATGTGTTCGATAAATTCATAGCGGATAACAACGGCATGTTCCGTATGTTGTCTAAGCAACGATTCAATTCGTGGCTACGTACATACTGCTTGCATTTAACTAATAGTAACCCTGTTGAGGGCCGTGATGGTGCAGGTAAGTGGATGGTGTTCCCATTAAAAGAAGATAAACAATTAGAATTAATATGAAAACAATAAACTCATTAAGCGGAGGTAAAACTTCATCTTACATGGCAGTCCATTATCCAGCTGATTTTGAATTATTTTCCCTTGTTAGAACATCTGATCCTAATTGCAAATTTAAAGATGAAAAACTCAGGCAAATGGTAAGCGATAAGATTGGGAAAGAGTTTATAGGCACATTGGAAGAGGATGCTATTGTATATACAATGATGGATCTTGAGCAGTTTATAGGTCGAGAAATTAATTGGATAAGTGGACCTGTTTTTGATGATATTATAAAAAGAAAAAACAAGAAAGGAGAACCATATACTTGGTTGCCCAATAAGACTCAAAGATTTTGCACGGTTGAAATGAAAATATTACCAATATTTAATTGGTGTAGAGAAAACACAACTCTTCCTGTAGAAATGAGAATAGGGTTTAGAGCTAATGAAATAAATAGAGCTATTTCTATGATTGACAAATGTACCGATGGAATAGAAAAGCAAAAGGCTATTGTTGGGAAAAGAAAGGATGGTAAAAACAAATGGCAACTAATCGACTATAGGAAACCAAGATTCCCATTAATTGAAGATAATATTTTAAGAGATGCTGTGCTCAATTTTTGGAAAGATAAACCAGTTAGATTCGCTTACATGAACAACTGTGTTGGGTGCTTTCATCGTAATCCTGCATTGCTTAAATTGATGTCTGAAATACAATCTAATAAGTTTGAATGGTTTTCTAATCAAGAAACCGAAAAAGCTAGGTTTATTACAGGAACTACTTATGATAGAATTAAAAATTCATTTAAACAAGTGGAATTATTTGAGTCGGACTTCAATGAATGCGACTCAGGTTTCTGCGGACTATAACTATGCCAGATATAGCAATATGCCCAGGGGATGGGTGCGAAAAGAAGCAGATGTGCTATAGGCACACAGCAAAAGCGAGTGACTACCAGTCATACTTTATGACTCCACCAATCAAAGAAGATGGTACGTGTGAGTATTATTGGGACAATATAGATTACCCACCTGAAGGGGCATTTCACATTAAATTAAAAGATGATGGAGAATAAACAGACGGCAATTATGCGAATTATTGAGAGAGCAAAAAAATATCCTAGCAAGGAAATAAGGGATTATATTCTCTCACAAATTATTAAAGAAGAAGAAAGTATTGAAATTGAGAAAGAGCAGATAATAGATGCCCACGGAGTTAAAAGCCGGGGTGGATTTAGAGGTCATGGTGAGTTTTTTCAAGAAACAAAAACAGGTGAAGAGTACTATAACGAAACATACGCAAATGATACAACTACGGGATTACCAGAAGAAAATAGTAAGCGACGGGCTTGGCATTATTAAAGAGCATGGTCTGCTATACCTATCTATGGAAGTAAGAACTGGTAAGACCATGACATCATTAGCTATATGCGATGCGTTAGGTGCTAAAGAAGTATTGTTCATCACTAAGTTAAAGGTGGTGCCGGGTATTAAGAAAGACCATAAAGATTTAGGTTGTAACTTTAACCTTACGTGTGTAAACTATGAGTCAATCCATAAACTTGAGGAGGCAAATTGGAACCTCATAATTTGTGATGAGGCACACACGATGGGTGCATTCCCTAAGCCTAGCAAAAGAGCGAAGCAGGTTAAAGATTTGGTAAAAAAGTCTAACGCAAAGGTTATATTTCTGTCGGGTACACCGACACCTGAGAGTTACTCACAGATATACCACCAACTTTATGTGCATCCTAGCAATCCATTTAAATCGTATGTCAACTTTTATCGGTGGGCTAATGACTATGTTAAAGTTAAGATAAAGTACATTGGAAGCATGAAAGTTAATGACTACTCGGGTGCTATGAAGGATAAGATTATGGATGCAATTAAGCATCTAATGATATCATTCACCCAAGAGAAGGCAGGCTTTACCACATCAGTAGAGGAGGCAGTACTTAGAGTTGCGATGAGTCCTTTGACTTACAAGTTAGCTAATAAACTGAAGAAAGATTCGGTTGTGCAAGGTGATGATGATACCATACTTGCTGATACTGGTGGTAAGATGATGAATAAACTTCATCAGATGTACTCGGGAACTATTATCCTTGAGTCAGGCAGAAGATTAGTGTTTGATTACACCAAGGCTAACTACATCAAGGATCAGTTTAAGAACAAAAAGATAGGAATCTTTTATAAGTTCAAGGCTGAGTGGGATGCATTGAAGTTTATCTTTGGCGATGAGTTGACTGATGACCTTGAGGAGTTTAATTCAACAAGCAAGAACATCGCTCTTCAGATTGTATCAGGTCGTGAGGGAATTAGCCTACGCAATGCTGACTTTTTGGTGTACTATAATATAGATTTTAGTGCAACATCATATTGGCAAAGCAAGGATAGGATGACCACCATAGACAGAAAGTTTAACAAGGTGTATTGGGTGTTTACGATTGGAGGAATCGAGGAAAAGATTTACGAAGTGGTCCAACAAAAAAAGGATTACACTCTAAATTTTTTCAAGAAAGATTTCTTAAATTCGTAGCCCCATGTCAGAACAACAAATACAATCCAAACGAATTAAGCAACTAGAGAAAGAAGGGTACTATGTTCTTAAGTTAATTAAGACTAACAAGAACGGGATACCTGACCTACTAGCTTTGCATCCGACCAAGGGAGTTTTGTTTAGTGAGGTTAAGACACCAACAGGAAAAGTATCAGACTTACAAAAATTTAGACTAAATGAGCTCAGAAAACATGGATTTAGCGTCGAGGTATTTCGAGGAGAGACAGATGGTAGCAGTACCACAGAGTCTCTTCAAATGGATGAGCTCGATGCAGGAGGATACTTTTGATCAGATAGCAGACGCACTGGTCCACTTCTCAAACGAAATAGACGAAGAAGATGAACGTAGTATTGTGTTCAGTGTCATAGACGAAGAACCCAAGTACTTTAGATTCTACGCAGCACAAGGTGAGCTGACATTTGTAGATGAGGAAACTAAACCTATGGTAGCTGTAGAGTTACTAGAGCAGATAGACATCGATGAATTTTTAGACGAAGTACTAGCTGGCAATCAAATTATTAAAGACCAAACAATAAAACGATTTATCGCATCTTATGAGTTTATTTGAAAAGGTTGGTTAATTCGAGTACAAGTTATTATATTTGTAAAAAATAATATCATGTATATATATAAAACAACTAATCTAATAACAGGCAAGGTTTATATTGGCAAAAGTTCTAAGTGTTTTAATATTAAATATTTAGGTTCCGGTAAAATATTAAACAGAGCTATTAAGAAATATGGTAAATCTAATTTTACCGTTGAGTTAATAGAAGAGTGTTCTTCTGAAGAAGAATTAAATTTAAGGGAGATTTATTGGATTGATTTTTTTATATCCAATTCATATAACATTGCTTTAGGTGGGACTGGTGGAGACACATTAACAAATCATCCTGATAGAGAGGTTATATATAATAAAATATCTAAAACAAATTCAGTAAGAATGATAGGCCATTATGTTTCAGATGAAACAAGAATAAAACTATCTGAAAGTCATAAGAAGTGGCACAAGTCTTTAACAGAAGAGCAAAGAGTTGCTAAAAATAAAAAGACATCAGAAGGATTAAAAAAGTTTTATCAAAATAATGTGCATCACTCAAAAGGTTGCACATTATCTGAAGAAAGAAAAAATAATTTGTCTGAATTTCATAAAAAAAGAGGAACGAAATTAAAATTATTTAGTGAATATTCTCTTGAAAAACAAGATGAAATACGCAAAAACATAAGCAACTCTTTAAAAGGCAGAGTGGTTAGTGAGGAAACAAAAGATAAAATAAGAAAGTCATTACTTGGAAGGCCATGTAGTGAAGAAAAAAAACAAAAAATTAAAAACACGTTTAAAGAAAAGTATGGCAAATCTATTTGAAAAAAGAATACCTTATAAACCTTTTGAATATCCAGAATATTTTACAGAAGGATGGCTTAAGCAGGCCCAGGCATTTTGGTTGTACACAGAGATTCCTATGTCATCCGATGTAAAGGATTGGAATGAGAATCTAACAGAGAATGAGAAGCACGTGGTAGGTAACATACTACTTGGCTTTGCTCAGACAGAGTGTGCTGTGTCAGACTATTGGACAGGCATGGTGACTGATTGGTTCCCTAAGTATGAGATCATTCAGATGGCTATGATGTTCGGAGCCCAAGAGACTGTTCACGCAACGGCTTACTCGTATCTTAATGATACTCTTGGTCTTGATGACTACGAAGGATTT